TTATCAAAACAGACGTGCCAAATGGTCTTAAGCACTTTAGCAGATCACCTATCAAAACTACTATGGAAGGCGACTTCGATACTGGTAATGTTAGATACAAAGCTAGAGAAAGATACGTATTTGGTTTTTCTGACCCTAGAGGAATCTTCGGATCTCCAGGAGCATAATAAATACTTTAAAGGGCCGCCTAAAAACGGCCCTTTTTTAACTACAACAAGGTGTGTAAATGAAAAAAACTCTAATCACTATCTGGGCCTACAGTCATCATGCAAAATTTGAAATAGAACATGCTGAAGATACAGCTAAATCTGTTGAACAAGCAGTGCTTGACAAACTGGGAGAAAACAGTATAGTGTGGGAGAATCTCGGAAACAACTATAATGACGGGATAAATCGAATAACTTATGAGGAGGTTATTGATGATACAAGACCTATACAAACAAAAAAGGTCCTTGGAGTTGAAGTGGGAACAAGAGCATCTGGATAATAACAGATATACTCTTGACATGGTGAAAATTGATGACAAGATTAAAAGAGTCATTACTGACATCAAGCTAGAAGAAGCTAGAATTGCTCACTTACAGAACAACGTAGAAGGTTCTGCTCCACAAGTTTCTGTAGCTACTTAGACAAAAGCTACATCGCTGAAATGCATAAATACCTTAGGATCTCTTGCACTCTATTCAAAAATAACATATAATATTCACACTATACAATAAATTAATTAATGTTTTACATAGACGCGGTATAGTCGACGGCCTAGAGACTATGTAGAATTTAACTAGGAGAATAATCATGGCTAATACTACATTCTCAGGACCAGTCCGATCGGAAAATGGTTTTGAATCAATAACAAAAAATGCAACAACAGGTGCTATAACAACTAATGCTACTTACGGAGCAACTATTACAGGTGGTGTTCAATCATTATCTGGTGCAGGTGCGGTTGATCTTACAAATTTAGTTACAGAACTTACAACAGGAGCAGGTGCTGCTGCAGTTACTTTAGCTGATGGAACAACTTCAGGCCAAATCAAAATCATTACTATGGTTGTTGATGGTGGTGGAACTGCAACTGTTACTCCAGTTACGTTTGCAAGTGGAACAACTTTAGCTTTCGATGCAGTGGCTGAGACAGCTACTTTAGTATGGAATAGCGCTATAGGTTGGATTCTTTCTGCAGACAGAGGCGTTACAATAGCATAATAAATAATTAATGGAGCCCTTCGGGGCTCCTACAAAATTTAAAAGGAGAATACATATGTCAGGCGGCGGATCTTTTTCAAGCGACCAAACAACATTAAATTTAGCAGTAATAGGCGCAAATACTTTATCTAGAGCAGGTAGAGCTAGAATTACTTCTATTCAAGGTTTAGGAATAGCAAGTTCTACTTTACTTATATACGATGCAGCAACTGCAGGAGCAGCAGGAGCAGGTAATTTAAAAGCTACCTATAAATTTGGAACAGAAGGTTTAGAAGTTTATGTTCCAGGTTCAGGTATTTTATTTAAAGATGGAATTGTATATAATTTAGCTGGAGCAAACGGAAGCGTTACAGTAACTATTACCGGAGCGTAATAGTCAATGGCAACTATTACTTACACAGTTACTGTTGCAACTGGTACTAACCAATATAGTGCAGGAGCAAATAAATTTTTTATTGATGGTGAAGTAAGTCCTGTTCTTTATTTACAAGAAGGTAACACTTATATATTTGATCAATCTAATGCAAGTAATGCTAATTTTACTTTAGGATTATCAAGTAATAAAGATGGTAACTTACCCAATGCAATAGCACCTTATACAACAGGTGTGACAGTTACAGGAACTGCTGGACAAGCAGGAGCAAATACAACAATTGTTGTCGCTCCGGTAAGAACAGTAGGCGCACCGGTTTTATTTTATTACAATTCTTTATCTGGTAATCTTTTAACTGCTGGTATGGGTAATACTGCACAAACAATTCCACCTACTTCAGAGACTACAGAATTTAATCCTCAAATAGATGAAATTATAGAAGAAGCTTATGAAAGAACAGGAATAGGAGGTATTAGAACAGGCTATCAATTAAAATCTGCAAGAAGATCTTTAAATATTTTATTTCAAGAATGGCAAAATAGAGGTGTTCATTTATGGAAAGTAAAGTTAGCTAAAGTACCTTTAATATTAGGACAAGATGAATATAGTTATGCAACTGATACAGTAAATTTTCCAAATGATATAACTTCTGTTTTAGAAGCTTTCTATAGAAATAATTCTACTACTACAAATCCTCAAGATATTTCTTTAACTCAAATTAGTAGATCTCAATATAATGCAACACCTAATAAATTAACACAAGGAACACCTTCTCAATACTATGTAGATAGAAAAATAAATCCAAGTATTTTTTTATATGCTACTCCAAATTCAAGTGTATCCAGCACAACTACACCAAGTAGTTTTCAATTTTGTTTTTATTATTTAGCTAAAATTCAAGATGTAGGTTCTTACAACTATACATCTGATGTAGTTAATAGATTTTTTCCATGTATGATTTCTGGACTTGCTTATTATTTAAGTCAAAAAGTTTCACCAGAAAGATCTGGAGAACTAGAAAGAAGATATGAAAGTGAAATGTTAAGAGCATTAGATGCAGATAATCAAGGTACATCTACATTTATATCACCACAAACTTTTTATGGAGATAGCTTATAATGGGAGTTTTTGCTAGAGGTAAACATGCATTATCAATTTCAGATAGATCAGGATTAAGATTTCCATACACTGAAATGGTTAGAGAATGGAATGGTTCTTTAGTTCATTATTCAGAATATGAATCAAAGCAACCACAACTTGAACCTAAACCCGTTGGATCAGATCCACAAGCTTTACAAAATCCTAGAGTACAAGGAGAAGATACTCCTCAATTAATTTTATTAAATCCAAATCCATTTGAAATTATTATTTCAGGTGGTAATACTTTTGTTAATGTATATTCAGTTGATCATCAAAGATTAGCAGGAAGTAAAGTTAGATTAAGAGGAGCACCACAAGTTATAGCTGCAGGAACAGGTGGAGCAGATACACCCAACCTACAATCTTTTGCACCTATTCCAACTATAGCAGCAGTTTCAGATATAGATAATGTGGCAGGTTTTACAATTCAACTAGGTAGAATTGCAGCAAACGGAACAGTATCGGGTGCAACAACAACGGATGTACTAACAAATCCTATTAATTATTTTTATTTTCAAAGCGCTAGTAATGGATCTGCATCTGGTGTAAAAGGTGGTAGTAACAATTGTTCAGCAGGTCCTGTAACATTGAAAGCAATATAATATGACATATACTTTAGCAAATTTACAATCAGATATAAGATCATATACAGAGGTAGACAGTACTGTTTTAACAGATGCTGTTTTAAATACTATTATTAAAAATTCTGAAAATACAATTTTAAGAGCAGTGCCTACAGATCAAAATGCTTTTTATGCAACTTCTCAAGCAATACCTGGAAATAGATATGTAACTATTCCTGATGATTTAAGATCTATAAATTATGTTCAACTTACAAATTCTAATAACGAACAATTTTATTTAGAACAAAGAGATCCTAGTTTTATGGCAGAATATTATTCAACACCTGGAACTTCAGCAGTGGATATTCCTAAATACTATGGTAATTGGGATGAAACTTTTTGGGTTTTAGCACCTACTCCAGATAAATCATATGCAATTACTTTAGCTTATAATAAAGAAGATATTAGTTTAACAGATACGGTAAACCCGGCAACTGCTCCTGCAGCTACAAATGGTACTTATTTATCTAATAAATACCAAGATGTGCTTTTATACTCATGTTTAGTAAATACATATGGGTACTTGAAAGGTCCGCAGGATATGATACAATATTATCAAGGGCAATATCAAAATGCTCTTACCACGTATGCAACTGAACAAATTGGTTACAGACGCAGAGACGAATACGAAGATGGCATGATTCGTCAACAATTAAAATCTAAATCACCATCAAGTTATTAATTAATTAAGGAGATAAAAACATGGCAAATATAATACCGTTCTCATTTAGGGGAGAACTTTTTAAAGGCACACATAATTTTGGCAATGGAGGAAACGTATTTAAAATACCTATGTACACATCTAATCCATATAATACTTCAAGCACAGTTTATTTAACTGGTAATGAAGTAAGTGGTTCTAATACTGGATATACAGTAGGTGGAAAAGTTTTAGGTTCACAAGCGGTTGCTAGTGGTACTGCAGTAGCGTCTGTTGACTTTGCTGATTCATCATTACCTAGTGCTACATTCACTGCAGCTTTTGCAGCAATTTATAATGATAGCAATAGTACAAAATTTTTATGTGTTGTGTTAGATTTTGGAGGAAATAAAACTGCTACTAATGGTACGTTTACAATTGCATTCCCCAATCCATCAACACCCGCTAATGCAATTATAAGTATGGCATAAGGATATAAATGGCTTTAGTTTTAAATGATAGAGTAAAACAAACAAGTACAACCCTTGGTACAGGAGTATTAACTTTTACTGGTACAGTAAATGGTTTTGAAACATTTGCCCAAGGAATAGGAAACAACAACACTACTTATTATGGAATATTTAATGGTGGAACGTCTGAATTTGAAGTAGGGCTTGGTACATTAAATGCTAATAGTACTACATTAACTAGAGGATCAGGATCTAACATTTTTAGTAGTTCTAATTCTAACAATGCTGTTGATTTTAGTTCAGGAGCTAAAGATATATTCTGTACTTTACCAGCAAGTAAAGCAGTTTATTTAGACGCTTCAGGAAATACGGTACCAACATTAGCAACCCCAGGGTTTGCCGTTGCAATGGCAATAGCATTATAGTATAAGGAATAATTATGGCACAAAATTTTACACGACATGCAGTATTAGCAACTACAAGTGAAGCAACAGTATTTACATCAAATTCTAATGATGCAGTTATAGGAATTAGAATTGCAAATATAGTAACTAGTGCAATTACAGTATCTGTTTGGATTTCTGTCGGCGGTTCGACTACAAGATATATAGTAAAAGATTTAAGTATCCCACCAGCAAGTTCAGTCGAACTTATACAAGGTGGATCTAAATTTGTAATGCAAAGTTCTGACGTATTAAAAGTAATAGCTAGTGCTTCAAGTGGCGCTCATGTATATGTTAGTGTTGTCGATGCAATTAGTGCTTAATAAAAAAGGAATTAATTATGAGTGATGCGTATCCAAGTGCAATATATATCGGAAATAATCCTGGTTCTCAGGAGATATACACACATGCTGAAACTATAGATAATATTTTAATAATCGAAAGTGCAGTTCTTGCAGGCCCAATAACTTTTACAGAAACAGTAACGGTAACAGGAACATTGGTAATAGTATAATGACCGGTATATTAAAAGTAAATCAAATTGAACCGACAACAGGAACAACTATAACTCTCGGTGCTTCCGGAGATACAATTGCAATTCCTTCAGGCGCAACTTTTACAAATTCAGGAACTACTTCAACTATCACAATTTCTGGAGCATTAAGCGTTAATGGTGGCACAATAAAATTAGACGGAAATTATCCAACAGGCACAGATAACGTAGCTTTAGGAAATACTGCTTTAGATAGTGTTGAAGCTGGTGGTACTTGTAATGTTGCTATTGGAGATAATGCTGGAACAGCAATTACTACAGGAGATAGTAATGTTGCTGTTGGTAAAGATGCTTTATTAGCTAATACAACAGCATCAAATAACATAGCAATTGGATCATTATCTTTAGATGCTAACACAATAGGTTCTTGTAATATAGGAATAGGTATTGGATCTTTAGGTGCAAATACAGACGGTCAACTTAATATAGGTATTGGTTTTAGATCGGCAGATGGTACTACAACAGGAGATAGAAATACAATAGTTGGACATGATGCTTATCGTTGTAATCAAACAGCTTCAGATAACACAGCATTTGGTTACCAAGCAATGCATTGCAATACAACAGGTCATAACAACGTAGCCGTAGGTAATGCGTTATGTAAAAATCAATCTGGACTTTATAATGTAGCAATAGGTAGTGGTGCTTTGTCATCTAATACTACTGCAGGTGCTAATGTAGGAATAGGTAGACTTGCTTTAACAACAAATACCACAGGAGCAAATAATGTAGCAATCGGTTGTTGTGCATTAAAATCTAATACTACAGCATCTAATAACACAGCAGTAGGTTATAATAGTTTAAAAACTAACACAACAGGATGTCAAAATGTTGCAGTAGGTAGTAGTGCATTAGACGCAAATACTACAGGTAAAAACAACACAGCAGTAGGTGATAATGCTTTAGGTAAAAATACTGAGGCAGATAACAATACATCAATAGGTAGAGAATCTTTAACTTGTAATATAACAGGAGCAAGTAACACAGCAGTAGGTTATTTTGCTTTAAGAAAAAATACAGCATCAAATAATAATGCATTTGGTGAAATGACTATGATTAGTAATACTACAGGTACAAATAACACAGCTTTAGGTGGTAGTGCATTACAGGCGAATACTACAGGTTTTGAAAACACAGCAGTTGGTAACAGTTCTATGTTTTTTAACACAACAGGATCTCGAAATACAGCAGTAGGTTTTAATACAATGCAAAAAAACACTGAAGGTACTTGTAATATAGCAGTGGGTAGTCCTGCTATGCTTTGTAATACAACAGGTAGTAATAATGTAGTTATGGGTTATAACGCTTTATGTGCTAACACAACATCTTCAAATCATGTTGCGATAGGTCTTTTTGCTTTACAAAAAAATACTTCAGGATCAGCAAACACAGCAGTTGGAATTACATCTTTAATATGCAACACAACAGGTGCTAATAACGTAGCAGTTGGAAGATGTGCTTTATATTGTAACACAACAGCCTCTGGTAATACAGCACTTGGAGGAAGTTCAATGATACTAACTACAACAGGTTGTCAAAATACTGCTGTTGGTCAACAATCTTTAAAAAATAACACAACAGGTGATAATAACACAGCATTAGGTTTTTATGCTTTATGTACTAACTCAACAGCAGATAACAACACTGCAGTTGGTTTTTGTTCTTTAAAAACTAATTCAACAGGTGCTAATAATACTGCAGTAGGTAGATTTGCTTTACTTCTTAACCAAACAGGTGCAACTAATACTGCTGTTGGTCAAAATTCTTTACATAATAACACAACAGCCGCTGATAATACAGCAGTTGGTGCTGGTTCTTTATATACAAACACAACAGGTGCTTCTAATACAGCAGTTGGTAAAAATGCTTTATGTGCTAATACAACAGCAGATGCCAATACAGCAGTAGGTCATTTTGCTTTAAAATCAAATACAGGTGCATGTAACACAGCAGTTGGTTTTGAGTCACTTTGTGCTAACACAACAGGAGTAAATCATACAGCAGTTGGAAGATGTGCATTAAGAAAAAATACAACAGGATCAGAAAATACTGCTATTGGTCTGCAAAGTATGTCTTGTAACACAACAGGTTGTCAGAATGTAGCAGTTGGTATAAATGCTTTATTTGCTAACACAGTAGGTTTTCATAATGTAGCTGTTGGTCTAAATACATTAAATGCTGCTACAACAGGTTGTAGAAATACATCAATGGGTTATATATCTGGTACTGCTTTAACAACAGGGTGTAACAATACATTTTTAGGTTATGGTGCTGGTATGAGAGCTACAACAGGAATTTGTAATATCGCTATAGGTTCTACTGCTGGTTGTCAAAATAGTCCATTTCACCTTACTACTCAAGATAACAGAATTATTATGGGTAATAATGCAACTAATGCTTATATTAAAGTAGCTTGGACAGTAACATCAGATTTAAGAGATAAAACTAATTTTGGTACAGTTCCACATGGTTTAGATTTTGTTAATCAATTAGAACCTGTTTCATTTCAATTTAAAAAATCAAGAGAAGATAACACTCCACATGGAGATGTAAGATATGGTTTCAAAGCACAAGACATTATGGCTTTAGAAGGAGATAATCCTGTAATTATTGATAATGAACAACCAGAACATTTAAAATACAAAGGCGAACATTTAGTTCCAGTATTAGTTAATGCAATTAAAGAATTAAAAACACAAAACGATAATTTAATAACAAGAATAGAAACATTGGAGTCTAAATGAGTAAATTAGAAGTCGATCAGATAGATCCGCAATCAGGCACAACTTTAACTCTCGGTACTTCCGGAGACACAGTTATCGTTCCGTCAGGTGTAATTTTAGCACCAGGTGGAGGATTAACTTTAACAGGTGCGTTGGCCGTTGACGGCGGAACAGTAAAATTAGACGGAAATTATCCTGTTGGTACAGCTAACGTAGCAATGGGTGATACTGCTTTAGATAGTGTTGAAGCTAGTGGAAATTATAATGTAGCAATTGGTGCAGATGCTTTAACAGCAAACACAACAGCTGATAACAACACAGCAGTAGGTGCGTTAGCTTTAAAAACTAACATAACAGGTTCACGAAATACAGCACTTGGTTTTGCAACTTTAAATTTAAACGCAACAGGAGCCGATAATACAGCAGTTGGATATGCTGCTTTAAATGTTAATTTAGGTTCAGATAATACAGCAGTAGGTAAATCTTCTTTAATAGCTAACACATCAGGTGCAAATAATACAGCAGTAGGTAGTGGTGCATTAGACGCAAACACAACAGCTTCAAGTAATACAGCAGTTGGTACAAGTGCTTTAGGTGCAACTACAACAGGTGGTAATAATACAGCATTCGGTTGTGGTGCTTTGCAATCAAATACAGAAGGTTTAAGAAATGTAGGAATAGGTCGTTTAGCAATACAAGGTAATACTACAGCTTGTTGTAACGTAGCTTTAGGAGATGCAGCACTTTATACTAATCAAACAGGATTTAAAAATATTGCAATGGGTACTAACGCCTTATACACAAACACAGGTTCTTGTAATACAGCAGTAGGTCATACAGCTTTAGAAGCTAACACAACAGGTACACAAAACGTAGCTGTGGGTGCAACATCTTTAGACGCAAATACTACTGGTTGTATGAATACTGCTATTGGTAGAAGTGCTTTAGGAGCTAATATAACAGGTTTATGTAATACTGCAGTGGGTAGAACAGCAATGGAATTAAATGTTTCAGGTTGTTTTAATACATCAGTGGGAAAAGATTCTTTAGCAAACAATACAACAGCAAATAATAATACTGCAGTGGGTTTCCAATCTTTAGTTCTTAACACAACAGGTACACCAAACGTAGCAGTAGGTAATTTTTCACTTTGTGCTAATACTACAGGTACTTCTAACACAGGAGTTGGTTTTTGTGCTTTAAGAAATAATACTGAAGGTAATTCTAACACAGGATTTGGAAGAAGTGCTTTACAAACCAATTCTACAGGTGTTGATAATACTGCAGTTGGTAGAAATGCTTTAATAAGTAGTACAGCATCTAATAACACAGCAGTAGGTTCATGTGCTTTAAAAACTAACACAACAGGTGCAGATAACGTAGCAATGGGTTCTTGTGCTTTAGGTTCAAATAGTCAAGGTTCTAGTAATGTAGCAATTGGTTATTCAGCTTTAACAACTAACACAGCATCTAACAATACAGCAGTAGGTCATTTAGCCTTAAGATATAACGTTGGAGGTGGACAAAACGTAGCAGTTGGAGCGACTGCAGGAGATGCTGTTACAACAGGTTCAAATAATACTATTTTAGGTTATGAAGCAGCTGGTAAATTAACAACAGGTGGAGATAATGTTGCTGTTGGTAGAGCAGCATTATTTGATACCACAACACAAAGTGGCAATACTGCTGTAGGTGTTGAAGCATTAAATAATAATACAGCAGCTGACAATGTAGCTGTTGGTAAATTAGCATTATATACAAACACAACAGGTACTGCTAATACAGCAGTTGGTTATGAATCATTAAGAATTAATGCAACTGGTGCTAACAATACAGCAGTTGGTTTTTGTGCTTTAAGAAATAATACAGGTGCAGACAATACAGCAGTGGGTAGATGTGCTTTAAATTCTAATACATCAGCAATTAATAACACAGCAGTTGGTAAAACTGCTTTAGGAGCAAATACTACTGGTCATAGAAATACCTCTGTTGGTAAAGATTCAATGGCATCTAATATTTCAGGATTTTGTAACGCATCATTTGGTTGGGGTTCAATGAATGTAAATACAACAGGTTGTTATAACTCAGCAGTAGGAGGTTTAGCTTTATCAGGTAACACCACAGGTACTCACAATACAGCAATTGGAATAGCAGCAGCAAGCTCTATTACCACAGGCGATTGCAACATTGCAATAGGTAATGATTCAGGTGCTCAAGGTAGTATGGTTAATATAACAACTCATAACAATAGAGCTGTTTTTGGTAATGATGGTGTAACAAATGCTTATGTAAAAGTTGCTTGGACAGTAACATCAGATGCTAGAGATAAAATGAATTTTGGAACAGTTCCTCATGGATTAGATTTTATAAATCAATTAGAACCTATTTCATTTCAATTTAAAAAATCAAGAGAAGATAACACTCCACATGGAGATGTAAGATATGGATTTAAAGCTCAAGATATTATGGCTTTAGAAGGAGATAATCCTGTAATTATTGATAACGAATTTGAAGATGCTTTAAAATACAAAGGCGAACATTTAGTGCCTGTATTAGTTAATGCAATCAAAGAACTTAAAGCAAGAATAGAGGTATTAGAAAATGAGTGAATTAAAAGTAAATAAAGTAAGCCCGCGATCCGGTACTAACTTAACGATAGGTGATAGTGGCGACACTACAAATATAGTTGGAACATTAAATAATAACGGGTCCGCTTTATTATCATTAGCAAACGGAGTTGATAATAGAGTAATTACTTCTTCTAGTGCTACTGCCTTAAATGGTGAAGCTAATTTAACCTTTGATGGTTCAACACTTGGCGTCAATGGTGCAGCGATTTTTAATGAGAGCGGAGCGGATAAAGATTTTAGAGTGGAGAGTGACGGCAATGCCAATATGTTATTTGTGGACGGTGGAACTAATAGAGTTGGTATTGGTGAAGCAGTGCCCCAAGGAACACTTCATGTAAAAACTTCAGATAGTGGAGTTAGTTCTTCTCCAAGTCATTCAAACGAATTAGTTTTAGAAAACAGTACAAATGGTGGAATAACTTTTAACTGTGGAGCTTCTAATTCTGCAACAATGACTTTTCAAAATAGTTCTAATGCAGATGATGGCTCAATAACTTATAGAAACTCTGAAAGAGAATTTAGATTTAAAACAGCAGGTGCAGACAGAGTAAGGTTTCATGCTAATGGTGTTATTTCTCCTACTGGAGGAATTGCTCTTGGAGTAGGAACTGCAAACACAGCTTCAAATGTTTTAGACGATTACGAAGAAGGAACTTTTTCACCTACATTTACTTCTTCAAGTGCATCTTTTTCTTATTCTTTTCAATATGGTTTTTATACTAAAATTGGAAGAAGTGTTACTTGTAATATTTGGATTAGAGGACAATCTA